GAGAACGCAATCAATCAAGAATTCTTAGAAGCATTAGGTGTTGATACTCAAAAGTTACTTTATGTACCTTTAGAATCAGTAGAAGATATCTTTGATGCTATGGATTCAATTATCGAATCAGTTAGAAAATCTGATAACGATAGGTTGGTAACAATAGTAGTTGATTCAGTTGCGGCGGCAACTACTAAAGTAGAATTGGCAGCTGATTATGACCAAGCTGGTTATGCTACCCAAAAAGCAATCATTATCTCAAAAGCAATGAGAAAGATTACAAATCTTATTGGTAGAGAGAGAATATTGGTTGTATTCACAAATCAACTTAGAGTTAGAATGGGAGTATCCTTTGGAGACCCTTATACTACATCAGGTGGGAAAGCGTTAGGTTTTCACGCATCTTGTAGATTAAGAATGAAACAAATGGGTAAACTCAATTCTAAAGTTGGGGGTGTAGAACAAACTGTTGGTATTAAGACTAGAGTTCAGGTCATTAAGAACAGAATGGGCCCACCACTAAGAGCAGTTGATTTTGAAATCTACTTTGATAGAGGTATCGATAGATATGGCTCGTGGTTAAATACTATGAAAACATATAAGTTGGTAACAGTAAGTGGTGCTTGGTATACTTGGGTTGATGAATCAACTGGAGAAGAGATTAAATTCCAAGCAAAAGGTTTTACTAAAATCTTAGAAGATAGACCAGAGGTAAAGGAACAAATGTATAAACAAATCTGTGATGCATATATCTTAGGATACAAAGAAGCAACTGAGAACGCAAATACAGATACAACAAAACTCGATGAAGGACACGAAATCTAATTACAAAGAAATGTTTAATAAACTATCAGAAACTCCTAAAAGGAATGTTAATGATAAAGTTATGATTGTAGATGGATTGAATTTGTTCATCAGATGTTTTGGAGCAGTTCCAACTCTGAATGATGATGGAGAGCATGTCGGTGGGGTAACAGGTTGTCTGTTATCCCTCGGCGCTCTTATTCGTAAGAACAAACCAACTAGAGTGTTGGTAGTTTTTGATGGTAAGGGTGGTTCTCAACGTAGAAAGAAGATGTATAAGGGATACAAAGAAGGTAGAACAGGATTAACCAAAGTTAATAGATTGGTTGGTTATGAGGATTTAGAAGACCAGGCAGAATCTATGAAACGTAACTTTAATACGTTAATCAAATACTTAGAGTTCTTACCTGTTGATTTGTGTTACATTGATTACATTGAAGCAGATGATATTATGGCATACGCTGCCAAACATATATTTAAAAAAGAAGTTATGATAATTTCCTCTGATAAGGATTTCTTACAATTGGTGGATGATAGAATTTCAGTATATCTACCAACTAAGAAGAAATGGATGCATAAAGAGGATGTAAAAGAGTTATATGGAGTTCCATCAAAAAACTTAGTATATTATAGAATTTTTGATGGTGATAAATCCGATAATATTCCTGGTGTAAAGGGTATCGGACCAAAAACACTAATAAACAAATTAGATTTCCTTCAATCGGATGGATTAACATTAGATACCTTATTCGAAAGGGTATCTCAATTGGATGATGAGAAACTGAAAAACAAAATATTGGAACATACCGATACTTTGAAATTAAATTACGATTTAATGCAGTTATCAGAACCAATAATGGGTTCATCGATTACATCAAATGTACGAAATATCATTGATTCACCAATCAACGGATTAAATTCTTTTGGATTCAAAAAAGAGTTTATGGTTGATAAACTATATACTGCATTTAAGAATGTAGAAACGTGGTTAGTAAACTCTTGGGGTGATTTGGATAAATATTCAAAACAAACTAGAAAATAATTTGGTAGTTACAATAATAATTCGTATATTGGTACAATATGGATAAATTCGGAAACAAATTTGGTACATCATTTCAGATAAAGATACTTTCATCTCTATTATCAGATAGGATATTCTTACAACAAATGTATGATATCCTTAAACCTGAGATGTTTGATTCAGATGCTAATGAATGGATAGTAACAAAAACATTATCTCACTTTGATAACTTTTCACAACTACCAACCTTAGATGTCTTTAAAAACGAAGTAGATAAGGTTGAGAGAGATGTTCTCAAACAATCTATAGTAGATAACCTAAAACAAGTTTGGAATGGTTTAGAATCAGATGATTTAGAGTACGTTAAAGAACAATCTTTAGAGTTCTGTAAAAATCAAACTTTCAAAAACGCTATCTTAGAATCTGTAGATTTATTGAGTGATGGTAAATTCGATGTAATCAAATCTAAGATAGATGATGCGATGAAAGCTGGACAAGATACTGATGTTGGACATGAGTATAAAGAAAACATCATTGAAAGATATCAATCCACAGTTAGAAATGTAATACCATCTGGTTGGGATGCAATCGATGAATTAGTAGATGGTGGTTTTGGTAAAGGTGAATTGATAATGTTCGCCGCTCCACCAGGTATTGGTAAATCGTGGGCATTGGTAAATGTGGGTATGGCGGCCGCCAAAAAAGGTAAAACAGTAGTTCACTATACATTAGAACTTAATGAAGGTTATGTAGGACAGAGATATGATTCAGTATTGACTGGAATCGCTGTACCTAATCTTAAATTTAATTTAGATGATGTTAGAACTCAAGTAGAGGGATTAAGTGGTGATATTATCGTAAAACATTGGCCAACTAAATCCGCAGGATTGAATACTATGAGAGCATCTTTGGATAAACTTAAACTACAAGGTAAGAATCCAGATTTGATTATCGTAGATTATGCTGATTTGTTAAAAGGTAATAGTAGAAAAGAACGACACGAAGAGTTAGAAGAGATTGTAGAGGGTTTAAGAGGTATTGCAGGTGAATACGAAGTTCCACTATTTACAGCATCTCAGATTAATCGTAGTGGGGCAAATGATGATGTTATTACTGGTACTTCTATAGCTGGTTCATTCTCAAAATTGATGACTGCAGACTTCGTAGTATCACTCAGTAGGAAGATTGAAGATAAATTAGCAGGTACAGGTAGATGGCACGTAATAAAAAATAGATTTGGGCCTGATGGGATGACTTTACCTTCAAAAGCTAATATGAGTAATGGTAGGATTGATATCTACAATGATGATTCCATTGATGGTAAAAAAACCCAAAAGGATATGAACAATGGGGGTGAGTTAGTGAGAAAGAATTTGTTACAAAAATATAATGAAATGAATAAAGATATTGATTTTTAATCCATATATATTATAACCCAACAGAACAGAATTATAACAATAAAAGGTAAAAATATGACACAGTTATTTAAAGAGAGAGTACCATTCAAACCATTTGAATATCCACACTATTATACAGAAGGTTGGTTAAAACAAGCACAAGCATTTTGGTTACATACCGAAATACCAATGCAAGGTGATTTAAAGGATTGGAACGAAAATTTAAATAAATCCGAAAAACACTTAGTGGGTAATATCCTATTAGGATTTGCTCAAACGGAATGTGCTGTATCTGATTATTGGACAACAATGGTAACCAAATGGTTTCCTAAACATGAAATTAAACAAATGGCGATGATGTTTGGTTCACAAGAAACAATACACGCCACAGCTTACTCATATCTAAACGAATCATTAGGTTTAGAAGATTTTGAGGCTTTCCTACACGAACCTGCAATTGCAGAAAAATTTGAATTCCTAACCGCTACTTCGGCAGATTGGACACATGAGGATTTACAGAAGAATCCTATTGCAAGAAAAGAAGTGGCCCGTTCATTAGCGATATTCTCAGCATTTGCAGAAGGTGTATCTTTATATAGTAGTTTTGCAGTTCTGTATTCTTTTCAGATGAGAAATCTTCTGAAAGGAATCGGACAGCAAATGAAGTGGAGTGTTAGAGATGAATCTCTTCATTCTAAAATGGGATGTCAATTATTCAGAGAAATGTGTAATGAGTATCCTGAATTGTTTAATGAAGTAAAGGATGATGTTACTCAAGCGGCGAAATATATGGTTGAGATGGAACACAAATTCATTGATAAGATGTTTGAGATGGGTGATTTAGAAAATCTAAAATCAGAGAATCTAAAAGAATTTATCTCTAAAAGAGGTAATGAGAAATTAAAAGAATTAGGTTACGAACCTACATTTGAATTTGATGATACTAAAGCATCTAATTTAGATTGGTTCTACCATTTAACAGGTGGAACAACACATACAGATTTCTTCGCAGTAAGACCTACAGATTACTCTAAGGCAAATGAAGGTGAAGATTTCAACGATATTTGGTAAAATAATAATAAAAAAATAAGTTATGAATAATTTTGATGAATTGATTACAAACGTAATCGGATGGGCAGATGATAAAGGTATCTTAGTAAAAGATAATGCCCCTAAACAGATGTTGAAAGTTTTGGAAGAAGTCGGTGAAACAGCCGGAGCTCTCCTTAAAGACGATAAAGATGAGATAGTAGATGGAATCGGAGATTCATTCGTTACATTAATTATACTATCAATGCAGTTAGGATTACATCCTACAGAATGTTTAGAAGCTGCATGGAATGAAATTAAAGATAGAAAAGGGAAAACTGAAAATGGAGTGTTTATAAAAGAATGAAAAACTTTGGAGCTGAATTTGATTGGGAAATAGACGTAGATTTTCCATCTTGGGCAAATACAGAAATCTACGTTAAGACAATATCAAAGGG